TCAACTTTCACCTATTCCAAAATGAACACTAATCTGGAAATGTTGACCGCCCGTGAACAATTGATGGAAGACATTGATTGTATCATGGAATCAAAATTCAGTGAGGTATTTCCACATACAGAAGATTATGAGGAATTGAGAGACGAACTCATTCAAACACTATGTGATGCTGTCTGCAAAAACTTTCCTGCTAATTGATGTCTTTCCTTTCAACCTTCGATCACACAAACTCCATGACTGACAACATCATCAACCGCGACGAATTGCAGAATGCTTATATCGAAAGCATCATCGATGGTATGGATCATAAGTCAATGTATCAGTACGTTTATGATAACTTAGCAGATCATCTTGATAAGTATTCTGTAGATGAACTTGTCACTGAGGTTGAAGACTATTACCCCGAACTTCTGGAGGGTTGATAACACTAACCGTGCCCGTTCTCAATATACATTTTTTATTGAGAACGGCAGCCGCGGGTGTGCCAGTCGGACAACCTACACACAAAATAGGCACAGGGTCCAAAATCGTGTATTGTATATACATGACAAAAACACAGATGACTGACACACTCCAAGACCTCCAGGATTTCATGTTTGACACTATGGCATCGAAAGAAATGGCAGTTGATTGGTACTGCGATCGTTTCGAAGTTAGTGCTACCGATGAGGTGATAGATTTCGTTCTTGATGCTCACGATGCATTCTTCGGTAACTGATAACAATGCAAGAAATCAAGTTCAACATCTACGGTGAAATGTTTCACTCTAATGGTTACTCTAGGATGGATGTCCTGAGTTACATTGCNCCCACACAACAGGAGGCAATTGCTAACTGTAAACGCAACAATCCTGGGTTTCATGTTATGTCATGTTGGATTGATGAAAGTAAACCTGAGGTTGTGAAAATGCAACCCCTTCGTTAACACTAACTCTTTCGTCCTTTATTAACACTTTCTCATGCGTATTGCACTTGCTGCCATTGTTGCCATTCTTGGTGCTAATCTTCTCATCGACCTGTTGGATTCTGACCTGGTAGATGTTATGAACGAACGACGGGAAACTATAGAGAAACAAATGGAACGGATGTGACAGTCGGATAACCTGCACACAAAACAGGCACGACCCCTAAAATCGTGTATTGTATAGAAGTGGAGGGGAGACCACCCCACCACAACCCTAGTCCTTTCTCTTCTCTTTCATGCGTAAGATCGAACAGCAGATGAATGCCGCAATCAAGGCAGACAAGTGCTGGTCATCCGGAAACACTCAAGTTGTTACTAACTGCGGTGTTTCTACTGTTTATCTCCACGGTAACAAGATTGCCATGGTCGATGACACTTCCCTGACAGTATTTGACGGAGGTTGGCAATCTGTCACCACCAAATCCCGTCTCAATGCTCTCATCAATGAGTTCTGCGATGCTGTCACTGATGGTATATTTCAGAAAGACTATCTGTGGTTCATTCGTGACAACAAAGAGGTGAAAGATTTCGTCTCTGGTTACGTATTCAACTGAGGGGATATCCCCCCTCTTTTTTATTATTCATTCTTGATTTTATGACCAAAATTCTTCACATCGAACACCCCGAAGATACCATCCTGACCGGTGACACTTCGTTCCTGCAATCTATCAAAGGTAAGCAACATCTTTCTATGAAAATCGATGGTGCTCCTGCTATCGTGTGGGGAACAAATCCTGCGACTGGAAACTTCTTCGTTGGCACCAAATCTGTGTTCAACAAAGTGAAGATTAAGATCAACGAATCTCACCAGGACATTGATGCTAACCACACCGGCATCGTTGCAACTATCCTCCACAATTGCTACGACTATCTGCCACAAACCAACGGCATATTTCAGGGTGATTTTATTGGTTTCGGTGGTTACAGTGAGTATACACCAAACACCATTACTTACAAATTCGATGAGGTTGTAACTCAAGAAATCATCATTGCTCCGCATACACTTTACACTGCTGAATCTGACCTGCGTGATGCTATCGCACGTCCCCTAGATTTCGTCATCACTGACACTTTCTATTGTAAGTTCGTTAAGAGTGATGCTTACATTTGGAGTGGTTCTTATACCGAACTGGGTGAGGAGTTTGAGTTATCTCCCGTCGTCAATATGATTGAGGAACTGATACCTACCGTTTCCTTCGTTAGTGATAAGGAAGCAGCACAAATTAAGAAGAATGTTAATCGTTCTATTCGTGAGGGTTATGCACTTACCAACGACGATTTCCTGGGCAATGATAAACTCATGCACCTCTACGGGTTGATGTTAGTTTTGAAGGATGATTTGAAGGCACAGTGTCGTCAACTTGACGGACCCGAAGCATACCTTGACGGTGAAAGAATCTCTGGTGAGGGTTATGTAATGCACAATGAGTTTGGAACATTTAAGTTGATCAATCGTCGGTCCTTCAGTGTTGCCAACTTCAACAACCCTAAGTATGCAACAGTCTGATAATCATTCGTTCGTGATACAGCAGTTGGGGGGTATATGCCCCCCTTATATGTTGCCCGCCGTGCCCCGATGCCCCGTATATAAAATCGATGGGTCCCTCTAAGCTATAAACGACCCAGATCGACTTCGTTATTTCTCTCTCATAAAAAAAATTTTTCATATATAAAAAATGGCACCAGGGTTCAAAGATATGCAAAAAAATCCGCAGGAAAATTTAACGGTCGTAGAGATCGATCCAGTATCGGGTGAGCATTATATTATAATCCCTGAGTGGATTTGTGATGAGAAGGGGTGGTACGAGGGAGTAGAAGTAAACATCGAGGATGAGAACGACTGTATTATCATCAGAGATGTCGAATGACATGCTATTGACTAAGCATAGATAGAGTGTTATGATAGTGACGTAGTTACTTACAGTTATGGCTAAAGGATTTACTGTTAAAGCAAAGAAACCCAAACCATCAGAGAGCACTCAAGAGTGGGACTATGGTAAGGCAAGAGAAATGATCAAAGGCAAGACTGTGGTGTTTTGCCTGCCTGGTAGAGGAGTTTCCTACACGTATCTCAAAAATTTTGTACAACTTTGTTTTGATTTGGTGCAAGCAGGAGCAAGCATTCAGATTTCGCAAGATTATTCATCAATGGTGAATTTTGCAAGGTGCAAGTGTTTGGGTGCGAATGTACTGCGAGGACCGGATCAGATTCCATGGGACGGAAAGTTGCAGTATGATTATCAATTATGGATTGATAGTGATATTGTGTTTAACACTGAGAAGTTCTGGCAATTAGTTCTAATGGATCAGGACATTGCAAGTGGATGGTATTGTACGGAAGACGGCAAAACGACAAGTGTTGCCCACTGGATGGAAGAGGATGACTTCCGTAATAATGGTGGTGTAATGAACCATGAAACACTTGAGAGTATTTCCAAACGTAAGAAACCCTTTACTGTAGACTATGCAGGTTTTGGATGGTTACTGATTAAGAATGGAGTATTTGAGCATTCTGAGATGAAGTATCCATGGTTTGCTCCAAAGATGCAAGTCTTTGAGAGTGGAGAGGTGCAGGATATGTGTGGAGAGGATGTATCATTCTGTCTCGACGCTATCGAAGCAGGATTTAAGATCTGGTGCGATCCTCGTATCAGAGTTGGTCACGAGAAGACAAGGGTTATCTGATGAGTCAGACAAAGTATACAATTCTCCATAAGGGGGAAGTTCTTTATAGAGGATTGACCCAAGAAGAATACTTTGATATTATGGAGGATCTTTCGATAGAGTATTATCAGAAAGGTTCTCCAAGACCACAAGATCTTGAAACAAAAATGTTTGAAATTTAAGGAGTATTATGGCAGTTCGTTCAAAAACAGGTTTAGTCAAAGACGGTTTTATGCCGGGGAAGCCCAAAAAATCTCGTCAAGGAAATGGTAAGAATACAAAGTATGCGGCAACGTCGCGTAACTCGGCTCGCAAGAGGTATCGGGGACAAGGACGTTAATATATACATTAACTAATATTACGTCACATGGCATGTTTGATAGCAAATCTTCCTTCAATGGAAGTATGGGTTAGAAAAGAATATCTAACAGATCATCAAAGTGGGCATGGTGAATTTGTAAAGGGCGTCTGGGTTTCGGTTAAATCGATTCCTGGACGTGCTTTTTATTTTGAGACATATTTACCAGAGTATGCGGCAATGTATGATAAACTGCCCATCA